CCTCGGAAAAACCAATCAAAGGCGATTTGAAGTTTTTTGGACAGGAGTTAGAAGGAGATGGCGAAACTTACACTACAAGAACAGGCAGAAAAGGTACTGCAAGAAGCAGAAGCGGCAGGACTCAAGCAGAACTTCTTCTTTCGCACTACGTTTCAACGGTACATCACACAGATGAATATGCTCCAACAGCTTGAGGAAGCGTTGAAAGGCGATGGTGTCATTGTTACCAAGGCGTATGTGAAGGGCCGGGAAAACATTTACACGAATCCTGCTGTCAACTCCTACAATGCGACCACTACGGCGGCAAACCAAACCGTAAAGACTTTGATTGCGATATTGGATGCGTTCAAAGGCGAAGGAGAGAATCACTCCAAGCTACAAGCGTTCATAGACAAGATCAATGAATGAAATCTATGCATATTATCAGCGCATCATGGACGGCTCCGAAGTTGTCGGGGCGTGGATAAAGAAATGGTATCAATACATCATTAACGGACTGGAAAACGGTTCGTTTTTCTTTTCTCCGAAAAAGGCAAAGGCGGCAATCGGGTTCATCGAAAACTTTTGCCGGCACCATGAGGGCGCATTAGCTCCGAACTTGATCAAGTTGGAGTTGTGGCAAAAAGCGTTGATTTCGGTGCTGTTTGGCATTCTCGATGAAAGCGGCGCAAGGCAGTTTCGTGAAGCGTTTATTGTTATCGCTCGGAAGAACGGTAAAACTTTGCTTGCGGCGGCTATCGCGGCATATTGTGCGGTGCTTGATGGAGAATACGGCGCAAGGATTTACTTTGTCGCTCCGAAGTTAGAACAGGCGTGTCTGTGCTATGACGCTTTCTATCAGATCATGGACAAGGATGCAGAACTGTCCAAGCTGAAGCTGAAGCGGCGAACGGATGTTTATTTTCCTTCGACAAACACGATGGCGAAACCGTTGGCGTACTCGGCACAGAAGTCGGACGGCCTGAACATCTCTTTGTGCATCGCGGACGAGGTTGCCGCATGGCGCGGAGATGCAGGACTGAAATTCTATGAGGTTCTGAAATCTTCGTTTGGTGCGCGGAGACAGCCGTTGCTGTTGTCCATCTCAACTGCCGGATACCAAAACGATGGCGTATATGATGAACTGATGAAACGTGCTACATCGGTGCTGAACGGATCATCGAAAGAGAAACGCTTCGCTCCGTTCCTGTACATCATTGACGATGTGAACAAATGGAATGACATCAACGAACTGAAAAAGTCGAATCCGAATCTTGGCGTGTCCGTCTCGGTGGACTATCTGCTCGAAGAAATCGCGGTTGCAGAATCGTCACTTTCCAAGAAAGCGGAATTTATGACGAAATACTGCAACGTGAAGCAAAACTCTTCGGCGGCATGGTTTGAATTCCAACAGATCGAGAAGTGCATGAGCGAATCCGTTACGCCGGAGAAACTGGCGCATTCGTACTGTGTCGGCGGCGTGGATTTGTCGCAAACTACGGACTTGACTTCGGCGTGTATAGTGATCGAGAAAAACGGTCTGCTTCATGTGCTATCGCATTTTTGGATGCCGGAAGCGAGACTCGACAAGGGGACGGAAGAAGATGGCGTACCATACAGGATTATGATGGAGCGCGGCTTCCTGTCGCTGTCCGGCGAAAACTATGTAGACTACAAGGATGTTTTCCGTTGGTTCTGCGAACTGGTCGAAAAGTACGAAATACTTCCGTTGTGGGTCGGGTATGACCGATATTCTGCGCAGTATTTCGTTGAGGACATGAAACGATACGGCTTCCACATGGACGATGTTAGACAGGGAACAAACTTGACTCCTGTCATTCGGGAACTTGACGGACTGATAAAGGATGAAAAGATGCGCTTCGGGGACAATTCGCTCCTGCAAGCGCATTTGTTAAATTCGGCACTAAAGACGGATGAGGAAGCACAGAAATGCAGATTGGTCAAGATTTCGCCGCATCTCCGCATTGACGGAATGGCGGCGTTATTGGATGCGGTCTGTGTAAGGCAAGCACACTACGCAGAAGTGGGTGAGAGGTTAAAGAATGGGACTGTTTGATTATATCTTCAGGCCGAAGAAGGCGAAGGAGTCGCAGAATGCTCTAAACCGTTCAAGCGGCTACTATCAGACACTAACGGCGTATCAGCCTGTGTTCACATCGTGGAATGGATGCATCTATGAGAGTGAACTGGTTCGTGCGGCGATTGACGCAAGGGCGCGGCATATTTCAAAGCTGAAAGTGAGTTTTGAAGGAACGGCGAACCCGAAGCTACAAGCCAAGATGCGTTTGGCTCCGTCAAAATTCCAAACATATTCACAATGGCTGTACCGAATTAGCACCATATTGGACAACTGTAACAACTGCTTCATCACTCCGATTTTTGATGATTCGATGGTGATCACAGGTTATACGCCTGTGTTGCCGCAGTATTGCACGTTAGTCGAATACAAGGACGAACCTTGGGTGAAATACACGTTTGGAAGCGGCAAAGTCGGCGCGGTGCGGTTGTCCGAAACGGTTCTGCTGACACGGTTCCAATACAAAAACGATTTCTTCGGTGAGTCGAATCGGGCATTGGATGAAACGATGCGGATGATTCACGTTCAGAATCAAGGCATCGAGGAAGCCGTGAAAAACTCCGTCACATATCGGTTCATGGCGCGGCTTGACAACTTCTCCATGACATCCGACCTGAAGAAGGAACGCGAACGCTTTGTCAAGGCGAACATGGAAACAGGGAATGACGGTGGTCTGCTCCTGTTCCCGAATTATTACAACGATATTCGTCAGATCAATCAAAGCGCATACACGGTGGATGCGGCTCAAAGAGAAGCCATCGAAAACAATGTGCATGACTATTTTGGCGTTAATCGAGCCATCATGCAGAACACGGCGAACGCAGACGAGTTAGATGCTTTCTTTGAAGGCTTCATTGAACCGTTTGCAATTCAGCTTGCCGATGGAATGACTATGGCGATGTTCTCCGAACGCGAACGAGCGCAAGGAAGTCGGTGCATGGTAAGCGCGAATCGTTTGCAGTATATGTCCACTACACAAAAGGTAAGCATGGCGCAACAGCTTCTTGACAGGGGCGTTATGAGCATCAACGAAGCGCGTGAACTGTTCAACTATTCGCCTGTTGAGGGCGGCGACATTCGCACGATTCGGGGCGAATACAAGAATACAGAAGAAATTGAGGTATTAGAAGATGCCACAGAAGAATGATCGAGAATACAGAAACCTTGCGGAAGTGCTTGCACCAAGCGAGGATGAAAAACTGGTGCGCGGCTATGCGACCACGTTTGAAGAACCGTATCTGCTTTATTCGGACGGTGACTATCAGCTTTGGGAAGTGATTGACAGAAATGCATTCGACAAGACGGATGTGTCCGATGTCATCATGCAATATGACCACGAAGGGCGTGTGTTCGCGCGGACGAAAAACGGAACTCTGACGCTTGCGGCTGATGAACACGGTTTGCTGATCGAAGCGAACCTTGGCGGCACAGCCATCGGCAGAGAACTGTATGAGGAAATCAAAGGCGGCTATACAAACAAAATGTCCTTCGGCTTTACTGTCCGTGGGGATGTGTGGGATAGACGCATGGAGAACGGTATAGAAATCTCGACTCGGAGAATTACCGACATCGGGAAGCTATATGATGTTTCGGCGGTATCCATTCCGGCGAATGATGCAACTGAAATTTCGGCTCGGAGTTTGGCTGACGGAGAGATTGCCAAGCTAAAAGCGGAGCGACTGGAGCGCGAAAAGCAGGAAGCATTGGAGCAGAAACGAACCGCATTGAGAAACAGATTGGAGAAAGACAATGGATAATTACGAAACCATTGAAGCCATCGAGGAACGTATGAGCGCGATCAAGGCCGAACTTGAAACGGCTGATGACGCGAAACTCGATGAACTGAACAGCGAGGTAGACGCATTGGAAGCGCGGAAAGCGGCTTTGATCGAAACTCGCAAGAAAGAGGTTGCCGATGTTATCAGCGGCGGCAAAGAAATTGAAAAAATTGAGGAGAATAGAAACATGACTATTGAAGAAATCCGTTCGTCCAAGGACTACATCAACGCATTTGCGAACTACATTAAGACTGGCAAGGATGAAGAGGTTCGTTCCCTTCTGTCCACCAATGCTACCCCTGCCGGAACGGTTCCTGTTCCGACCATCGTTGAGGAACGTGTCCGTACTGCATGGCAGAGAAACGGTCTGATGGAGCTTGTCCGCAAGACCTACATTCGCGGCAATGTCAAGATCGGCTTTGAACGGTCTGCAACTGGTGCTGTGGTTCACGCAGAAGGCGCAAACGCTCCCGATGAAGAGGTTCTCACTCTTGGCGTGACCGAACTGAAGCCGGAGTCGCTGAAGAAGTGGATCACGATTTCGGATGAAGCCATGGACCTGGGCGGCGAAGAATTCCTGTATTACATCTATGACGAAGTGACCTATCAGATCGCAAAAGCGGCACAGGCACAGCTTATCGCCAAGATTGCGGCACTTCCTGCGGCGGCAACTGCAAGCTCCGTTTCTGCGGCAAAGATTACTGGCACACCGTCTCTCGGCATCATCGCGGAAGCAATTGCCAATCTGTCCGATGAAGCATCTGCTCCTGTCATCGTTATGAACAAGCTGACCTATGCGGCGTTCAAAGCGGCGCAGTATGCGGCACAGTACGCTGTTGATCCTTTTGAGGGTCTTGCGGTTCACTTCGACAACACGCTGAAGGCGTTCTCGGCGGCTTCTACTGGTGAAGTGTGGGCAATCGTTGGTGACTTCGGCTTCGGCGCACAGGCGAACTTCCCGAACGGCGATGAAATCACGCTGAAATTCGATGACCTGTCCCTTGCGGAGCAGGATTTGGTCAAGATCGTGGGGCGCGAGTATGTCGCGGTTGCTCCTGTCGCTGACAAGGCGTTCGCTCTGCTTGCTAAAGGGGCATAATAAGTAAACGAAAGGGAGAATCGAAATGTTAAGTGCAGTAAAACTTGCGCTCCGTATCACTACGGATGCGTATGACGCAGAAATTCAAGCGTTGATTGATGCGGCTATCAAAGACATCGGCATTACTGGTGTTGATGCGGAAAGTCTGATCGAGGATGCGCTTGTTGTGCAAGCGGTCAAAACATACGTGCGCCTAAATTTCGGTTCTCCTGCCGATTATGACCGTTTGAAGCGTTCCTACGATGAACAGAAAAAGCAGATGCAAACCGCGACAGGGTACGGCTTATGAAACGGTATGATGCGATTCAACTGATTGCAGAAACGCCATCCGTTCACGGCGTGTTCGAGGAACCGATTGAAGAAACTCGGACGGTACTTTGTGAGGTTCGCTCTGTTACAAGAAACGAAGTCTATCAAGCAATGGCGGTGGGCGTGAATGCGTCCATCGTCTTTGTTTTGTCGCTTGCAGAGGACTACAACGATGAGAAGGAATGTCTCTACAAAGGGAAGCGGTATCGCGTCATTCGGACTTATGTCTCGGATGATGGAATCGAACTGACTTGTGAGGTGCTGAATGGATGAACTGATGCAAGCACTTGAACAAACTGGTTATCAGTTTGCGGCGTGGGCATGGGACAAGGCACCAACAGGGGACTACGGCGTTGTGTCCTTGGATAACGGCGCGGACTTCGTTGCCGATGGTCATCATGTAGAGCGCGGAACGAATGGGTTTGTAGATTACTTCACAAGAGTTTCTTCGCCTGTTCCACGGAACACGATTGAACGAGCATTAGACGGCGTTTGTGGGTTCTCCCTTCGCTCGGTGCAGTTTGAGGATGATACTGGCTACATTCATTACGAATGGACGGTAAGTCTATATGGCTAAAAAGCGCGGACGCACTTTCCATTTCAACTTTGAAGGTGTAGACGAATACGTTGCAAAACTCGGCAAACTCGGCGCGAAGTCAGATGGCGTTGCGAAACGTTCGCTATACGATGGTGTCGGGGTTGTCGGTGAAGCAATTCGACAGGCCATCATAGCACTTCCGTATGATCCTGTTAGAGGTATCTCCCACAAGCAAAAGGACGGACTGCTCGAAGGACTCGGCTATTCGTTTATGAAGCATCCGAAGAAGGGCATTTACTATGTCAAAATCGGTTTCGATGGCTACAACGGTGTCCGAACGAAAAAATATCCGAACGGACAGCCGAACGCGATGATTGCGGCGGCGATCAATTCCGGCACTTCACGAAGGAAAAAGACGAACTTCATTTACAAGGCGGTCAACAAATCAAAGCAGTCAAGTCTTGCGGCTATGAAAGCAAGATTTGATGCAGACATCGAAAATCTCATGAAGGAGAAGTAAAACATGGCAAACGGTCGTGTATTAACTGGCTTTTCAAAGCCGTATGTGGCTGTGTATTCCAATGACGGAACCACGGTCAGCTATGCAAATGGACAAATCCTTGCAAGGGGCGTTTCTGTCTCGATGGAAGTCGAAACGGCGGCAGATGACAATGTGTTCTATGCCGATAACATCGCGGCTGAATCTGTCGCAGGTGCGTTTACTGGCGGTACGGTGACGCTGACGGTTGACGGTCTGCTCGATGCGGCTGAACGGTTGCTCTTCGGACTTCCGGCGGCAGGCTCGGACGGATTCACTTCCTACGGTGATGACGCATCGGTTCCGTATGTCGGACTCGGCTTTGTCTGCCGTTATATGTCTGACGGCGTGACAAGCTATGTGCCTGTCATTCTGAACAAGTGCCGCGCACAGATGCCGAATCTTGAAGCAGAAACGCAAGAGGATGAAATCGACTGGCAGACGCAGGAGATTGAATTCAACATGATGCGTGACGATTCTGAAAATCACGTGTGGAAGATGGTCGGCGCAGGTGTTTCCACGGAAGCGGCGGCAGAAGCGAAGATCAAGACGGCATTGAACATTTTGTAACAATCGAACAGGAGGAACAGCATGACTATTCACGGAAAAGAAATCGGGTTTGCGCTGACTATCGGCGCGTCCGTAGAAATTGCGAAGATGTGTCCCAACAATGACATCACGCGAATTTCGGAAGTCTTGGAAGGGGACTATGTGCAGACGGTTTCCGTTTCTGCAAAGCTGATCAAGCTGATGAATGACGGTTATGTCGGAATCGAAGAACTGAACGGCAGGAAAGCTGATCGGCTTACCGATGAAGAAATCATGCTGTTGACTCCGAAGGAACTGAACGAACTGACCGCATCTTTGATGAAGGTGTTCGTGCAGGATTCGCATGGGGAGATTGAGACAGAATCAAAAAACGTAAACGAGGGAGCGCAGGAAAACTGACGCTCCCTTGGTTGCTTTTCTATGGCTATCATCTTTTCCATATGAACCGCAGAGAGGTTGTCTATACAAGATTCGGTGAATTCATGGACTTGATGTCCTGCTATGCGATTTATAACGGAGACGCGAAAGAGAAGAAACAATCTCTTTCGTTTGATGAAATCATGGCGTTGAGGTGATACATGGCTACTGGCAATTCAATCGGCCCGAAAATCCAAGTTGACGGCGTTGACTCTTACTATAACGATATAAAGAAGATCATCGCACAGGGCAAGGAACTCGGCAAGCAGATGCAGGAAGTCGGTGGAGACTTTGAGGATGCCGGAAGTAAGACATCTACTTTCGGTGAAATGCTCAAAGCAAATTTGACGAGTGCGGCTATCCTTGGCGCGGTCAAAAACCTTGCTGACGGTCTGAAGGGCATCGGTGAAGCTGTTGTAGGATTCGTGAAAGACTCCGTTGTAGCTTTCGGTGAGTTAGAGCAGAATATCGGCGGCTCCGAAGCGGTTTTTGGAGAATATGCGCTTGCGGTTCAAACGGCGGCGGCTGAAGCGTATCGAACGATGGGCGCGACTCAATCGGAATATCTTGCGACCGCCAACAAGATGGGTGCGCTGTTCCAAGGGTCGGGGTTGTCCGCACAACAGAGCATGGAACTGACTACGCAAGCGATGCAACGTGCGGCTGACATGGCTTCGGTTATGGGTATCGACACACAAAGTGCTTTGGATGCGGTCACAGGTGCGGCAAAAGGGAACTACACGATGATGGACAATCTCGGTGTAGCCATGAACGCGACCACATTAGAAGCGTACAGAGTTGCCCAAGGAATGGACACGGCTTTTTCCAAGATGTCAAACGCTGAAAAGGCCGAACTTGCCATGCAGTATTTCTTTGAGAACACCACACAATACGCCGGAAACTTTGAGCGCGAAGCATCGCAGACAATTTCGGGGTCTATCGGGCAATTAACGGCGGCTGTGCAGACTTGGGTTGCCGGACTGGGAAGCTCCCAAGCGGATATAACGCAACTGACGCGAAACATTCTCACGGCGTTTAACGATGTTGTGAGAAACATTACGCCAGTCGTTAAGAACATCGTGGGTCAACTTCCTGTGGTGGTTCAAACTGTCATTCCTGCAATTCAGTCATTGTTCCCAAGCATACTGGAATCTGGATCAGAGGTTCTATTTCAGTTAATTGACGGTATTTCTTCGGCTTTGCCGAGTTTGATTCAAGAGGCGGCAAATGTAATTGTGCAATTTGCAAATAGCATCGTTTCGGGCGGCAATCTTGGAAAGATTGTAGATTCGGGCGTAAAGTCGCTATTGGCTTTGGCGAATGGTATTATTTCGGCACTTCCGCAGTTAATTGGTATGCTTCCTTCGATAGTTTCACAGGTTGCTTCTACATTGATTTCAAATGCCCCTGCAATTTTGCAAGCAGGAATTCAGTTAGTTTTGGCTTTGATTCAAGGATTTTTGCAGATGCTCGGAAATCTTGACCAATCGGTTGCTACTATCGGAAAAGCTATCAAAGATGCGTTTCTGAAACTGGTGAAAGACTTACCGCAGATCGGCAAACAGATCATTGAAGGACTTTGGAAGGGCATCACAGGCGCAGGATCGTGGTTGTGGGGCAATATCAGCGGCTTTTGCAAGAACATTGTCAATAAATTCAAGTCTGCTCTCGGTATTCATTCGCCTTCCAAGGTGTTTGCGGATGTGGTTGGATCAAATATCGCGTATGGCATCGCAGAAGGCTATGACGATGCTATGAATGGAATCGCACGGAATATGACAGGACTTGTTACGCCGAACGCGAACGTGCGAACCACGAATCTCGGCGGCGTGTCCATCGTTGTGAACGGCGCAGAAGGACAGGATGTGAACGAATTGGCTGATGTGATTATGCAGAAGATGCAGAGCGCGGTCAGCAGAAGGGAAGCGGTGTTTGCATGATCGAATTCAACGGAATCAATTCAAACTCTATCGGCGTGATAGTCGAACGCATCCCGAATCGTTATGTGCCTACACGGAGATTCGCTCCTGCGGCGGTTGCCGGACGCAACGGCGATGTGCTTCTAACTGACGAATCATTCCCGAACGTGTCCCAAGAATACGAAGTATATCTGTCTGCCGAATCTGTCGGTCTGCCTTCTGTTGCAAGGGCGTGTGCGGAATGGCTGTGCGCTCCTGTCGGATATGCGCGGCTGACGGACAGCTACGATACAACGGTATTCCGTGAAGCGTATTTAGAAAGCGGCTTTAACATTGAGAACGCTTTGAACAAATTCGGTCGGGCAAGTATCTCGTTTTCCTGCAAACCGCAAAAATACCTTCTTTCGGGGCAAGTTGCCACGGACGCGCTGACGGTCACGAATCCGACTCCGTTCACGGCGCGGCCTTTATTGATCGTGTCGGGCGTTGGTTCGATTTCGATCAACGGACGGACGGTGCAAGTGCTTGAATCGGTTTCTGACTTTCGGATTGACTGCGAGACGATGAACGCGCAGGACAATTCAAAGATTTACTGCACAGATTTCCCTGTGTTGGAAGCCGGAGAAAATACAATTGTGCTTGACGGCCTGACCTATCAGATGATTCCAAGGTGGTGGACACTATGATTCTGCTCTACGAATCAAGCGAAACTCTATTTGAAACAAACGGCATCGGCGCATTGTCTGATGCCGTTTCTTGTGTAATTACTGAAGAACGTAACGGTGCCTTTGAACTGGAAATGCGCTATCCGATCACAGGCGTTCACTATGAGAATATTCAGTATAGAAATATTCTGATGGCGAAACCGAATCCGTTTGACGATCCACAGCCGTTCCGCATCTATCGCATCACGCGACCGATTAACGGAATCGTTACGGTCTACGCACAGCATATCACATATGACTTGAACGGAATCCCTGTGAAGCCGTTCCACACGTACACCATCGAAGGAACGCTTTCGGCTCTTTCGACCAATGCGGCAATCAACAATATCTTCACGTATTCAACCGACAAAGAAGCCGGAATGATTGGCGAAGTCGAAACGGATGTGCCTTTGTCGGCTCGGTACATTCTCGGCGGCATGGAAGGTTCTGTGCTTCAGACTTACCGCGGGGAATATTACTATAATCGGTTCAATGTTGCTCTTCTGACGAACAGGGGTCAAAACAGGGGCGTTGTGCTTCGCTATGGAAAGAACATCGTCAACCTTGAACAGGATGAGGATTATTCCGAATTGTACACGGGCGTTGCGCCTTACTGGAAGGGCGAAGATACTACGGTGTATCTGCCCGAAACGGTGCTGTTCGTGCAAGGGTCTTATGACTTTGAACGGATTCTATCGCTTGACATGACGGAAGCGTTTGACACGGCTCCGACAGCAGATCAGCTTCGGACGGCGGCGCAGAGATATATTGATAATAACAATATCGGTGTGCCGACTGCATCTATTTCGATCAGCTATGCGATGGACTCGGATATTGAGTCTGTGCATCTGTGCGACACGGTTCAAGCTGTTTATACTCGGCTCGGCGTTCAAGCATCTGCGAAGTGCGTCAAAACGGTTTATGACGAACTTCTTGGACGGTACAAGGAAATCACGCTCGGCTCGATCAGATCGAATCTTGCGGATTCGTATGCGGCTACCACGCAGAACTTGACGCGAAGGATTCGCAGAATCGAAGCAGACTATGCAACGAACGGAGAAATTCGGGAGATTGCACAGGAAGAAATACGAAACGATACAAGCATCATTCAACGTGCGGAGTCAATCATCGCAACGGCTCTTGAAGAGTATGTAAGGACATCGGACTATGAAACATTCCGATCAACCGTTGTAACGCAATTCTCCATCCTTGCAGGGGAGATTGAAGCAGGGTTTACTTCGACCGCATCGGACATCTCGACATTAAGCGGTTCGACCGATCAACGGTTTGCGAATATCTACTCTTTTATCCGACTGTTAGCAACGGAAACGGACGGACAGACCGTAACACAAGAGGGCGGCGTTGTCATCGGTGAGTCTACATCGGATATAAAGCTAAAACTGGAAAACGATGTTTTGTACTTCTTCATGGGTGACGAAAAAATCGTAACAAATCCTATTGCTTGGTTCGCATCGAATCAATTGTACGTGAACACGGCATCTATTCAAAACCTTACGTTAGGAACACAGGGAGAATATCTTGACGCGCACATTGTTGGAAGCGGTGACAATATCTGTGTTCTGTGGAGTGGGAGATTAGCATGAGCAGAACTTATACATTAAGACCGACAGGGTATTTGTGGGGATATTATCAATATGTAAACGGTGACGATGCCGCAGAGGATGATTTTTCAAACTATGGCGGTTTCAGAAGTGTGCTATCTACCTACGGATCATATGGGTATTTAACCCAATATCCGCAGAAAACAGACTATGAAGCACAGGGTATTTTGTTTGACGCGACAACGCTTGCACACATAGCAAACCAAAGCGTACAAAGCATAATCCTCTCATTCGATATTACACAAAAAAACGCATCGACCTCGATGGAAACTATCCTTGGAACTTTAACAGGTCGAAATGCGCTCACGATTGACTCGTCCATTACGTTCTTCACGCAAAACGAGTTACGTTCCTACACACAAGATTTAACCTCTCTCGGTGCTCCATTGCACGGATACGCATTCGGCTATCCGTTTAACGACATTCTTGGTACACACGAATATAAGCCCGATAATATCGTCTTGACTATCGTCACGGACGAAGTGCAGAGAACGCTTTCCTATAACGCGAACGGCGGTAGCGGTGCGCCATCTGCGCAAACGGTTTGGGGAGATTCCTACTCTTCGGAAACAACCGTTTCAACCACAACGCCAACAAGAACAGGCTACGCATTCACAGGATGGAATACTTCCCAAGACGGAAGTGGAACTCCATATGCGGCAGGCGATTCCATCACGATCTATGACAACACTACGCTCTATGCACAATGGAGCGCATTGAAGTCTGTCATCTCGTCTGTTGGAGATGGTGATACTGGTTCAACAATTACGGTGCAATGGAATGCACAAGGGAACTTCGCGCACACGCTTGCATTCAGTTTGGGTTCTGCGGTGGTGACAGGCGTTCAAGTTGCGGCAGGAACGAATCAATATCGGTTTACGATTCCTACAAGTTGGAACGCTCAACTTCCGACAACTACAAGCGGTGTTGCTACGGTTACGCTGACAACGATAGCAGACGGTACGAACATCGGGACGGATTCCGACACGTTCACGGTAAGCGTTCCGGCTTCGGTAGTGCCAAGCATCGGATCACTAACTGCGGCTAAAGTCAATAACAACCCGACCGTTGCGGCATGGGACATCTACTTACAGAGTCACAGCCAAGTAGCGTTGACAGCATCTTCGTTGACGGCAGGAGACGGCGCGACTATTGCTTCTGTACGATTCACAGGTGACAACTGCGATGTAACGAATTATACATCATCTGCAAGCACAACAGCGACATCCAATGTGATTGAATCATACGGTTCTTTGACATACACGGCAGTTATTACCGACAGTCGCGGCAGAACCGCAACACGAACCGTTACGATCAATGTAACGCAATACTCCAAGCCAACTGTCTCATTTTTCTACGGTTGGCGGTGCGATGCTGACGGTACAACGAACCCTGTCACAGGAGAAAGCCTTTCTGCACAGGTTCGGTATTCGTACACGAACATCAACGGAAACACGATAACCAACACGCTGTCTTACAAAAAGACAACGGAGTCAAGTTATACAACGGCCTACACGGATGTTGCAACAGGGGCATATAAGGTGTTCGCTATCGACTCGGCTGACATGGCATCGACATACGATCTGCAATTCACGGTCACGGATACCCTGATGAACACCACCACGGTCTATGCAAAGGTTTCATCCGTTGTCGGAATCGCTTTCGGCCTGAAGAATGACAGGGCGAGGTTCGGCGGTGCGTGCCGGCAGAGTGGTCTTGAAATTGATTGGCAAACACAAATTGATAACCGATTGAGCATCAAGACTGATAACGCATATCCTTTTCGCGTGTTTAATGCGAACGGTGATAAAGCTCTTGATATGATCAACTACAACGGAACAGCGATGTTCTCGATGTATGATGCAGGTGTCGAAAGGAACTATATCGGTCAAGGCAGATTCTCGACCTATGACTCCACAGGGCAAGAGGTTGATCGCGTATCGCAAGGTGGCTCGTTCTTCGGCTCGGATGTTACTTTTCGCGGTGCCATAGACGTAACGCAACGGCGGTGCTATGCTACGCTGTCAAGCGCGGGGTGGTATAGGTTGTTAAAAATTGAAACCGAAGGCCGTGGTGACAGATCGTTTACTGTTGATATAAATATTGGACGATCATATGCCTACTCAAACAACGAGGTTCATTCGATTAAGTTAGCTGTCAATTATGATTCGTTCTCGTTTGAGCAAGAGTTTAGCAAATCAAATATACTTGGTATTACAAAGATACGTTATATTCGTGATGAATCTTGGAATGCGTATGTTGATATATACTATTCGCTTTCTTTAGCAAATAGCGTTTATGCCGATTTCAATGTTCATGTGATACAGAATAATCAAGTGGAATTCGTTGCCGAATCCCTACAATCCGTAGCCGATGCTCCATCGGGCGAAACCATTCTCGCAACTTATGAGTTTGTGGCGAATACAACAGGAATTAGGGTTGTCCACGCTCAATCGTCTACATCGTTTGGTGACGCTATCGCAACAATCAAGGACATCATTGGTGACAACAACATAACGTATGGCGGCAACGCCGCGAACAATCTTCAAGCGGACATATCTAACTTTAGTAGTGGCGTTTTTACTGTTTTTTCATCCGGCGGGCCTGCGTTCTTCGTAACATTAGGTAAGCTAAACGATTCCTACTATGCCGCCGAATTGTTTACTTATAACTATCCGTGGCGATTAAGAATCCGAAATGTTAATGGAACATATCATGGCGAGCTTTATTATCCCAATTATTAAGGAGATCAACAAATGCAAACATATTTCATTTTAGAAATCCAAGCACAAAATGATGGCACAGCGGCTATGACCGCACCACTCGGCTATCAAGTCAGTAATCAAGTCGAAGAATCGCGGTTAGTCGCGGCTTATTTCACTAAATGCGCGGCGGCTGTTCAATCTGCGGTAGACAAGCACAGCGTGATGATCGTGGATTCGGACGGCGCGGTGTGGCGCGGATACAAGCAGACTTTCTATCACGGGCAGAAAGAAAACTAACCGACTTAAAGCAGAGCGCGGCGGCTCTTTACTTGCGTTTGCGAGGTTTCTCTCTGCCGCTGACTTTATTATGAAAGGCAACATCAAAGAATTCAACACGTATCTGATCGAGCAGATCGGTCAACCGTATTTGTGGGGCGGTCAACATACGAAACTGACTCCCGAAAATTATGTTGAGGTTATTTCCCGAAAGGAAACAGGGGAAAACAGGGATGCGGCAATTGAATACTGCCGCAAGAAATTCGATGAAGGCGCGACCGTCCTCTATGGCTACGATTGTTCCGGCCTTGGGATGTACTGGCTTCAGAACTTGAAGCACATCTACAATTCCGACATGAACGCGAACAGCATGATGAACAAATGCACCATTGAGGATGAACCGCATGAAGGTTACTGGGTGTTCCGTCTGATCGGCGGCAGAGCATCGCACATCGGCTACATGGTTTCCGAAACGGAAGTCATTCATGCCAAGGGTCGAAAATACGGTGTGGTTATGGAGAATTATAAGTCATCCTACTGGCATTGGGTAGGGAAGCCGTCATGCATGGACTTTGAGACTCCCGAACCAACGCACAAATATGTTATCGTCAAAAGGAGATCGGTGCGCATCAGATCGGGGAACGGAACGGCGTACAAGACGATTGCCATTGTTCACAAAGGAGATTGCTTGCCGCTTATAGAGCAGGATGACAAAGAGCCGTATTGGTATAAAGTCAAATGGCGCGGACAGATCGGATATATCACTTGTAATGAGAGATACACGGAGTTGATAACAGGAATATGATCGGAATTATCACGGCTTGCGGCTCGGCTCTGATAGCCGCCATCGTTTCCATTGTCACTTTGGTTCTAAACAGGAAGTGGCAAAAAGAGGACAGGACTGCGGACAGGATTACGGAACTGTCAAAGAAAATTGACAATGTTCAGACAGCTTTGACGAATCACATCAATTCTGATGCCGAAATGGATGCGCGGCAAGCGCGGCGAAGAATCATAGACTTTTCGGACGAATGCCGCAGAGGTACGCTTCATTCTGTCGAACACTTCGATAATGTTTTAGAGGATATTTCATTCTACGAACGGTACTGCGGAGAACATCCAAAGTTTGAGAACCGCAAGGCCGAACAGTCAATCAAATTCATAACAGATGTTTATGACGCTTGCAAACGCGAGAACAAATTCATATAAAGGAGACTACCATGAATAACAAAACATTTGACATCCTTCGGACGATTGTAGAGGTTGCGCTTCCGGCTCTGTCCACGGCGTACTATGGCCTTGCGGAACTTTGGCATTTGCCGATGGCAAAAGAAGTATGCGGAACGCTTGCTATTATTGCGGCGTTCATCGGGGCATTCATCAACGTGAAACGGAATCAGTATAACCGTTTGGATGCGTGATCCTATTCCTCCGTCCGCATCCAAAAGCCGTCCCTTCGGGGGCGGCTCTTTTTTTATTTCAAAAAAATTCAAATTAAGTGTTGACATCCGTCTTGTATAGGTGTATACTTATATCAAGATCAAGACAGGAGGACAAAACTATGACGCTTGGAGAAAAGATTAAACAGATTGAGAAGATCAATCCAGATTCGATTGTAACCTTATCAACAAAAGAATATGGTTCGTTCTGGACAGGCAAAGCAAAGTTTGTATTCGGTGCGGTAAGTATGGACGCATGGAAATCTACGGAGATTGAGGCCGCAACATATGACAAGTGACGCGCAACGGTGGGTGGTTAAACCGCAAGAAAGGAGACAGACATGAAACTAACACTTGCACAAACGTTTGACATGATAAACAGGGGAATGAGGTCATCGGACGAATACGAAAAGTACCTCAAGCGCATCAAGCGACTTGCGAACGAAAGGGACGAATTGGTTGACGCTATCGAGGTGTTGAAAGACAATCCAGACGATGCTGACCGCCTTGCAAAAAAGCAGAAGCGTCTGGAGCGTGTACTCCAGATGTTGGATGAACTCAAATGAAAGGAGATGCTACAATGAAATTCACATGGATGACAAAAGACGGAAAGAGACACACGAAGACAATCGAGGATATGGAAGAACGATTGGATTTCATTTCGTGGTTGGAAACTGATCCAAGTGTTGTCAAGTGGAAGTGAGGTGATCACATGACAAGCGAAGCGCAAAAGAGGGCGAACGCAAAGTATGATGCGGCGAATACCATACAAGTGCATATGAAGCTGAACAAGGCAACGGATGCGGACATCATAGAACGGTTACGAACGATTAGCAACGTTCAAGGATATATCAAAGCACTTATCAGAAAAGACTTGGAGCAGAATTGAATCTGCTCCACTCTTTTTCCCCTTTTTGGTAACACGCCAAGGAGTTTACCCAAAGGGGATAAACTCCACTTCTATGTGATTCTCCGCATCAACTGTGATTTGCCGCACTACGCTTCGCCAAGCGGCGTTTTTTGCTGTGTTTGGTGCTTCATCGTAGTATTTACGCCATCCATCGGGAAAAGCGTTTTTGAACGTTTCAGAACGTGCAATAGGCGCGTTCAATTCTGCTTCAAGTGCTTCCTTGCGTTTGGTGTAGTCCTCTTTCGATATATCGCCTTCAATATACAATTCCTTCAAACGGTTCAACTTCGCTCTGATCGGGGCGAAGTTTTTTTGTTTTTGGCGTTTCGGCCTTTTCTCTACGGTAAACTGTGATAAGACATCATCCACAGAAGCAAGCAGTTTTTCTTCTATTTCCTTCTCGTTTATCAGCCTGTTATGTGTACACATCCCTTCTTGCGAACGGTTGCACCTGTAATATCTGTATTTTCTTTTAATAGTCTTGCCGACCATCGAACTGCCACATTCCTTGCATTTAACCAAGGACGAAAACGCATAACCGTATTTATTGACGGGCGGCGTGTAGTGGTGCTGATCTACAAGGGCCTTGATGCGCTCCCATCGCTCCGGCGTGAGGTATGGTTCACAATAGTCTTGCACATCGTGGTATTCGCCTTTATAAATCGGATTTCTGAACATACTCCGAAGGGACTTATCCCAAGCGTTCACGCCATGTTCCAATCCTGCGGCCTTTGCCGCTTTGATGCTCTGTGTGCGTTCATATGCGTCAAAAATGGCGTTTACGGCTTCCCTTTGGGATTCGTCTATGATGACACGTTTTTCGCCGTCTATGACTCCTGTGGTGTACCCAAGCGGCAACGCTTTGTAACCGTACAAGGGTAACTTTTTCATTACTCTTGACGCATTTACGAACTTGATGCGGTCGGAAGTCTGTGCCGATTCATGCGCGGCAACGGATATGTGGATGCCGACTATCAATCTGCCGGATGCCGTGACCGTTTCCAAATTCGGCTGTTCCACGGCGATCCATGACACGCCGCACTTGTCCAATCTGTCCTGTACTGCGTAAAATTGAGAAGGGTTGCGACTCCATCGCGTTAAGTCTTTGAATAATATCACATCAAACTTTCCACTTTCGGCATCTTCCAACAGGCGCAGAATCTCGGTGCGGCGGTGAAGCTGTTTTGACGCGCTTTTCCCTTCATCTGCGTAAACTCCGACCAACTTCATATCATGTTCATCGGCGTACTTCTGAAGCAATTCCCTTTGTGCGTCAAGGCTGAAGCCGTGTAGTTTCTGCTCGGCTGTGCTGACTCTGATATATGCGGCGGCTCTCATTTTGCTAACATCTCGATCATCGTGAACACGGCAACTTTCTCTTTCTCCGTCAGCTTGCTATACAGATGGATCAACTGACTTTCTTCGCTTGTTATAACGTGAACTGGAATGAACTTCGGCTCGTCTAAAGGCGGCGGCTCTGGAATAGGGTTGTCGAAGATGGACACATCTTCACCGAAATAGTCTGCAAGGAGTTTCTTGGTTGACGGTAACGGCTGTTTACCATTGCGCCATTGCTTTGGGTTTGCGGCAGACATTCCTAATTCGCGGCACACAGATGTTTCGGCCTTTCCGTGCTGTGAGCAAAGCCATGAGAATACATCATAAAACATCTTTATACTTCTGACTCCTTTCATAAAAACATTTCATAGTACATCGGTGTACATCGTATTGACTTTAGTACATAAATGTATTAAACTGTATTACATCGGTGGACACAAGAAAACGCGCCCACCATCCTGTGTGGGTTTCTGTTGCACATCCAATAACACTATACCACACAATTGTACAAATTGCAATAAGAAAGGAGATGAAAAGGTGAAGGAATGGAAACGTGGACTTTCCTACAAGGAAGTCGCGGACAGGTATTCTGTTCATGTCAACACGGTTCGTGCGTGGGTTTTGAAGGGTTGGCTGAAACCTACTCACTTTGCCGGAAGGGTGTACTTCAGCGAACAGGCGTGTGTTGCTTTTGAACACAGAAAGGAGAAGCGATGACCAAGGAACAGGCGGCTATCTTCATTCGGGCGTTGATAACCGCGACAGAACTTGTACCGATGGAGATCAAAGTAAAGGAGATAAAGAATGATACTGACTAAAACACAGGCACTTCAAATTGCTCGACAGGCAGAGCAACACTTCATGTTATTCACGGAGTCGATGCGCGATGCGGCGATGCATAACCAACTGGAAAGCCGACTTGTGCGGTTGCTCGATGAGGAAGGGTTCAACGCCATGCGGAATATCGACAGCAAAATGATCGTGGACATCATCGTCCCGAATTCGGACGGAACGCAGACGGTGATTCAGTACAAGGACGGATGGAAAGTGAAGGTGGACAATGTTCTATCTAAAGTGCGAAAAGTGCGGTGAGATATTCGCCAATGATGAAGTCGCAAAGGACTACTGCGATGGCGGCTATCGCGGAGAACCGCATGAATCGTGTCCATACTGCGGATGTGATGACTTGACCGATGTGGAACAATGCTCCATCTGCGGAAAGTGGGTCGAACGGTCATATGGTTGCATGGGGCATGAAGTCTGTGAGGACTGTCTTGAGGACAACATGGATGTGCGAACGGTGTGCGACTTCGGAGAGCAGAATCCCGAAGATGTGGAGATAAGTGGACTGTTCGCGTCCGTGTACTCGAAAGAAGAAATCAATGACATTCTGCTTGCGGACTTTATGAAACTGCCGGAGCAGAAACAGATGGAATTCTGCAAGAACTATGCAGAGGATGACAGAAACCAATTCGCTGAATTCATTGGATAAGGAGATAAGCATGAGAAAATTTCGGTTATTGAACGCTGAAGAAATTGAGTGCCGTGTTGCACAGATTAAACCGAACGGACTGCAACTGTTGTTGTACAAAACTGCGCGAGTGGATGCGGCTTTGCTCGATGAAGTCTATCCCGATCAATGGCAATGCGATTTTAAGGCCTTGGATGGCAAGATGTACGGCGGCATCGGCATCAAGATCGGGAATGAATGGCTTTGGAGATGGGACTGCGGCTCGGAGAGCAACATGGAAGCAGAAAAGGGCGAAGCGTCTGACGCATTCAAACGAGCAGGATTCAAGTGGGGCATCGGAACTGAATTGTATTCTTCGCCGTTCATTTGGGTTCCGGCAGAGAACTGCTCTATCAAAGAAGGAAAGTGCTTTGATCGGTTCAAAGTCGCGTCTATCGGATATGACGCGCAGGAGAAAATCTGTGCATTGGACATTGACAACGTAACAAAGCATTGCTCTGCGTTTCATCTCGGCGCAACGAAGTCGAACGTGAACACGCTTCGTACACAAGTGATTGAATTGGCGAAGCTGAAGGGATTGGAAGAGCAGATGCGGAAGGCGAACTACAATGGACGGACATTCGATGAACTTGATGCAGATGCGCTTGCCGAACTGAAGAGAGGACTTGCGAAGCGATGAAAGGGATGATCGGAAACCTTCAGCAGAACTATCGCGGAGAATGGATACTCGGCATTGTGCTTGATAAAGAGTCTGTGCCGGAAGCTATGCGGCTGTTCGACAAGGAGCGAATGAAGCCGTTTGAGGTGGTTCTGAAGCCGTTCAAAGAAAAGCGCAGTCTGACCGCCAATGCGTACTTCCATGTACTGGTGAACAAACTTGCGGCGGCTCTGCGAATCTCAAATGACGAGTGCAAGAAATATCTCGTCACATCTTACGGTACGGTTGCCGAAGCGAACGGCTATCCTGTGGTAATCACACTTCCGAAGGGGCAGAACGCTGATGACTTCTATCCATACCACACATGGATATATGGCGATGCGACATCTGACTCCTATCAGCTTTACAAGCAGACTCATGCCTTGAACACAAAGGAATTCGCTCGGCTGTTGGATGGAACTATCACGGAGTGCAAGGAACAGGGCATTGAAACGCTGTCTCCGGCAGAAATTGCGAGGTTGTATGCACAAGCAGACCAAGTTAAAGGCAATCCCGAAAAGCGTTAAATTGACCGTTTGGGAGCGCGACAACGAACATTGTGTGTTCTGCGGTCGGTGGGTTGACGAATACTGTGCTTGCGCACATTTCATCGCACGTTCGCAAGGTGGACTCGGCATCGAGGAAAACATACTGACATTGTGCGCTTGGTGCCATCAACGGTATGACAATTCACCATACAGGCAGGAGATGCGGACGCTGTTCGCTGAACACTTAAAGAAACACTATCCCGATTGGGATGAACAAAAACTGATTTACAAGAAAGGACTTTAATAATGCAACGTATTGAATTCATTGGAAACTTAACAGCCACTCCCGAAACCAAGACTACCAAGAACAATAACAGCGTCTGCACGTTCACGGTTGCCGTGAATGACGGAGATGCAACAGACTACTTTCGGGTGAACGCATGGAACAAACTCGGAGAGAACTGTCAACGCTATCTTGACAAGGGGCGCAAGGTGTATGTGTCCGGCAAGCTGAAGGCGCGGACTTATGAGAGCAAGGGCAAAACGTACATGAGTCTTGATGTGCTTGCGGCAGAGGTTGAGTTTCTGTCTCCGAAATCGGCAGAAAACGCGACCGTTCAGAACGGCGCGGTTGTGTCGGATGATGGATTCACCGACATTAACCCGAACGAACTGCCTTTTTGATCTGTTGCCATATGGAGTATTGGTGCTTCTTTCACAATTATCTTGACAGGGTGAAAGCCTTGTCAGATGAGGAACTTGGGAAACTGGTGCGTTCGCTTACGATCTATTCGGCTACTGGAGAACGCACAGAACTTCCCGACAATCTGACGGTTCCTTTTGATTTCTTTGCAGTAGACATTGACCAATGCCATAAGAAAGCAAAGGAAACATCCGAGAAAAGGAAAGCATCTGCTGATGCTCGTTGGATGCAAAAGGATGCAAACGATGCAAATGCATACAAATGCATACATACAAAAACAAAAACAAATACAAATACAAAAACAAAAGATAAATACGGCAGTCAGAACTTCGATCAGAAGGTAATACACATGGACGATTTGAATTTTTTAGGAGAATAGTATGGATCAACAAACATTAGTAATGAGGTACATCGCAGAACACGGCTCGATAACGAGTCAAGAAGCGTTCAACATGGGGATCACTCGGTTGGCTGATGTGATTTACAAGATGAAGAAGAAGGGAATTCCTGTGAAAGTTACGATAGTTCACGGCAAGAACCGTTTCGGAAGGCCGATAACCTACGCGAGGTACTACCTATGACGGAGAACGAATTGCTCCGCATGGAGCGCAGACATTCGACTTGCAACTTTACGGCATCGGCGGCAACTGGTTTATATTTCGCAACGGCTCCCGATGATAAAAGGATCGTGTTGTTTACTGCACAAGGAAAGAGACGAAACGCTCTGATTCTGACCAAGGCACAGGCAGAGAAGTTAGCCGAAGAATTGCCGGATATGCTGTGCATGATCGGGCGCGGAAAGCCGTGGAATTCACAAGGACGGTGGAGTCAAGGATGAACAGCCGATTAAAGGGAGCGAATGGCGAAAGAGAACTTGCGCGGATTCTTCGTGACTTCGGCTTCGACTCACACAGGGGACAGCAATTCAAGGGTTCTCCAGATTCGCCCGATGTGACAGGAATCCCGAACGTGCATATCGAATGCAAGAGAGTCGAACGGTTGAACATCTACGAAGCTATGGAGCAGTCATTCAGAGATGCCGGAAACGGTGAACTGCCTGTTGTCATGCACAGGAAAAACAATGAACCTTGGTTAGTTACTATGACACTTGGGGACTTCATCAAGATCGTGAAAGGAGAAAGAACATGGACATGATTACGGTAGAGGTTGCAGAACGTTCACTCACTATCGCGTGTGGTGCGTTCATCCTCGTTTTAACGCTGATTGCGGCGGCGGCTTGGGTGTTTACAGCTGCGTTCGTAAAACGCGAAAAAAGGGAATCCAAGAAGCGCGAGAAGGCCAATGTTGAGCGAATCCGCAAGCAATACAGAGAAGAACTGCGGCAACAGGGCGCGGTGAACTTCGTCAATCTATACGATGCCAATGCGAGAATCAAAGAACTGGAGTCACAGCTTCAGAATAACAAGGAGTGTTTTACTGCACTTCAGAAGGACTATCGGCGGCTGAAAGAACTCTGCGAAAGGGTCGGTATGAATAATGAGACAGTCTAACAGACGGAATGCCGCAAGGAAGATTCTGCGGCGATGGGCGAAGATAGACGAGGAAATCAAAGCGGCAGAACAGGCGTACAAAGCATTGTGCGATGAAGTGGATGCGGTGGCGGCGATCAGAGCGGCGTTGCCTTCGACAACACAAGCGTTGACAGGGATGCCGCACGGCGGCGGTTCGTCTGATCCGACACAGGTGTCTGCGGTGCGAAGGGTTGAACTCGGTGAACTGTATCGTCCGCGAATGGAGTTATACAATAACAAAGTCAAGGACGGAATGCGGTTCAAGCTGAAAGTGCAAGATGCTTTTGTGTTGGTTCCGACAGAAGCCGAAACGGTTGTGATCAAGCATTGGAAGGAGCGCAAGTATATGTTTGATGTAGCCGCAGAAATGAACATTTCGGAATCCACGGCATGGAGATATGAAAGAATCGTTTTAGACGCGATTGCAGATGAATTCAATTTGTGAGGTGGAAGGAATGAGTGAAGTAATTGCGCGGATGGAGATGCCGGCAGGGTGCGCGAATTGCCCTATGGGTGATGACGATTCACGGTTCTGCAAAGCGGCAAAAGAATACATTCCGATGCTCGGCAGACCGTCATGGTGTCCCATCATCGGCGTACTGCCCGATGAGCATGGGGATTTGATTGATAGAGGAAAACTGCTGAAAGATATTGAAATGTATCATGTAAGCGATGGGTGTTTTCAACATTGGGTTGAGTTGCAAGACGCTGTTATCGCGGCAGAAAGGAAAGACGATGAACGAGCTGATAAAGCGTGAAGATGCTATCAAAGCAACATGGCATGAGCCGTCCTATATAGACCCGTACAACGTATTGACGGAAGTGCGCGACAGGATTGAAGCATTGCCGACCGTTGACGCTGTGCCTGTGGTGAGATGCAAGGATTGCAAACATCGTGATCCCGAAGATAAAGGATGCGATTGTGCAGGACATGAAATGTTGATGGGTGGAATCGTTCCTATGCCTGACAATTATTTTTGTGCGGACGGAGAAAGGCGGTAAGGGATGAAGGTATTGGTTGCTTGCGAGGAATCACAAACCGTTTGCAAGGCATTCCGGGCGAGAGGGCATGAAGCGTATTCGTGTGACATACAAGAGCCAAGTGGCGGTCATCCCGAATGGCACATCCTTGGGGATGCGCTCGGAGCATTGAGGGGGGGTGGATCGTGACGATGGATATGCAAGGGCATGATGTCGGCAAGTGGGATTTGCTGATCGCACATCCGCCGTGTACGTTTTTGAGCAATGCAGGTGCGTGTAGACTATACACGGAAAAGGGGCATATCAACGAGTCGAGGTTGATCAAGGGAATTCAAGCGAAAGACTTCTTTATGGAATTTTGGTATGCTCCGGTTGACCATATCTGCATAGAAAACCCGATGCCGTCAAGTATTTACTGCTTGCCTAGACGGTCACAGGAAATCCAGCCATATCAGTTTGGAGATGGCTATACCAAGAAAACATTTCTGTGGTTGAAAGGGTTGCCGTACCTTGTTCCAACGAAAACTGCGAGCGAAAGAAAACCGTACTTGCCAAGCTGCACAGGCAGAAAGCTGCGCGGCGCATCTTATGGAGTGGCGCACACAGCAAAACAAAGGAGCAAAACCTTTCCGGGCATAGCCGAAGCTATGGCAGATCAATGGGGGAATCTATAATGGCTAACGAACTACATGACAAACTTGTCGAACACCTTGCGAACATCGAGGAATGTCTGCAAGTGTGCGAAGTGGAATCACGAGGTTGGCATGACGCATGGGTTGTGCGGCGCGAACTGTGCCGAGCGATGTGGGCGGTGCTGACTTGGATATTAAGACGCGAAAGATGACAGGCGAAAGCCAAAAATTGACAGGCGAAGGCGTTGAAACGCATGAAAAAACATGATATTATCATATCGTGAAAAGCGTTCACAAACCATCTCCTTTCTTCGCACAGGACACATCTTCGGATGTGTTCTTTGCGTTTTGGGTGAAACATGAAAAGACTCGATAACGGATTCTATCAAAACAGCGCATGGGTCAGATGCAGAAAGGCATACATCGCAAGTGTCGGTGGCCTATGCGAACGGTGCAGAAGCAAGGGGATATTGAACGCAGGAAGAGTGGTACATCACATAACTGAATTAACGCCGCAGAACTATACTGATCCTGCTATCGCATATGGATTTGATAACTTGATGCTATTGTGTCAAGCGTGTCACGAAGAAATGCACAGGGGAAAGAAACGGTATGTGTGGGACAAGGATGGGAGATTGGTTGAAAGGGATAACGCATAACAGGGTATGTTCCTGTGACCATTGAAAATAACAGGTTGCACATCGCAGATGCAACTATTTGAAGTCGGATAATGCCCCGTTATCCTAAAAAATAGGGCATTTTGGCTTTAC